CAGAAGTAATAATTCCATATGCTTTGCTGTAGGCTTTCTGCACTTCCTCAGATGCCCCGTCTTCCAACATGCTTACTACGATAGGGGAATCATCAGCCTTAACCCCTTCTATCATTACGGTCTGGGCATAAGGGGCAAAATCACCCGTCCACCCGGTAGCGGTCAGTGTTACCGGTGTAACGTGATTTATCTGATTGATGGCAGCGTTTGTGCTGTTGATGTCCTTTGCCGCAAACCGATCCCCTTCCTGTGTGTATTTAGTTGTGTCAAGTATTCCAGAGC